GGTACGCCACCACCACCATACAGGGCGTAACATGCCCACGCCCTCAAAGTTTGAACCTGTTTTATTTAGGGTAAGCAGTAATAATTTATGAGCAGGGATAGGCTCGGGTGTGTAAGTAGTGCCGACTATATTTTGCACCACACCATCCAACTGCTGTGAGTCACGAGAGAGCCACTTGTTATGCGCTGATGGTTCACGATCTGCATACTGATCTAGCCACACTCTAACCTGCCCTGTGCTGTCAGGTGCTACTTTATATAGTTCCTCTGCATACCTATAGCCCAATGGCACAAACTCGAATAAATAAGCGAGCTGATCTTCAAAGCTTAGGCTCATCTGCCCAGAGTAACCATCAAAACCAAAGGCCTCATTTGCAAAACGTGCAAGCTCATCAGCTACTGCATCGCCCTCAATGCCTGACTCAAAACGCCATGTAGCACTTAGCAAAGTCTGCCTTAGCATGTGCCATGATCGCCTTACTATAGGGTCAGTTCTAAGCATCTCCTCAGCCTCTTGAACCCAGTTAAGGCCACTAAGTCGAGGGTTTTGCTCTTTACCTGCAATGGTGCCACCATTGAGCTGTGTGCCTGTAATGCCCCTAGTTTTAAACTGAGGCGCAAGGGCTCTCATGTGCTTAGGGTTTCTCTCTGCTTTGCTCATAGTACCCCTATTTAATTTAATGGGCTCTAGAAGCATTATAAGCACAAATAAAGTTTTTAGCAATATATCTATTTTTTTGCTTGACTATGTAGTGTTAACAGTGTTAACGTGATAAGTCTTTCTTTTTGAGATTGGCGTTTTTTCGGTATTTAGGTTTACCCACCTTATCTAGTCCGTCCTACCAAGCATAAAAAAGCTTGAGGCTAGGTAAGGTGGTTAAGCTTTTATTTACTCGCTTGAGAGTGTAAGGTGCCAGAGTTGAACAAACAGCTTGCACCTTAAGATTTAGACTCTCCTGAGGTGCAAGCTGTCTATAGCCATCTCTCTACATCTGGGTGTAAAACTATATCTTGCTCTGTTTTAGTTTTGATAGGGGGCTTGTCACTAAAAAGGCTGAGCTTGTTAATGATTGCTGTTTGTAGCTCTAAGAGCTGATCATGCTTTATTTGCATCTGTATTTGGGCATCTCTTAGCCTAGCAATAAGTGCCTCTCTATCTGCATTAGCTGATGAAAGCTTATCTTTAAGCTCTTCAACTTCTGAGGGGTCACGCCCTGAGGCTATAGCCATCATGCTACTTATTGAGCCTGTGACCATACCTAAGATGCCCACTAACACATCTCTATTTTCATCTACTATTTTTACATAAGTTAGAAATAGGATAAGGCCTACAACAATCAATAAGAATACTACACTAAACCACCATCCTCTCTTAGCTTTCTCATCTCTTGTTAGCTCTCTATCTGTTTTATTATCAGACACTAAGCACCTCTCTTAATCGAGTTATAAACAGCATAATATAATCAATCCAATAGAAATAATCATCTAGCTCATTTATAAGTCTATACTGTTTTTTACTCAAGATGGGCATAGCTACAAAGCAAAACCATAGGAGCATAGCAAAGGCAAAACGATAAAGAGCCCAGAACAGCCATTCTATTAATTTTCTATCTCTAGCTTTGCTCTTGATCTTGCTAGGCCCTGCAATCTTTTTAGCTTTGTCTGATGATGGGGGGGGCTGTAGACTCTCGATAGTAGCACCTACTGTATAGATAAGCTGAGGCTTTCTCACCCCTTTAAATCTATACTCACCTGCTAATGCATATCGGGTGCCTCTGGGTGTAAATGTATTAGTACGCCTCTTAACTGCTTGCATAGCCTCTGCAGTTAATAGCACTTGCCCTGCTTGACATAGGCTCATAGTTCTAGCTGCTATGTTTTTAGAGATACCCTCAAGCTCTACTGATTTAGCGCCTATCATTGTGTGTAGCTCATCTTGCTTGACTTCTACGACCTTGCCCCAGTGCACACCTATTCGAGCGCCTAACTTAGTTTTATCAGGTATGCTCTGCTGATAATGTAGAGCAAAGTTGACAGCATCTATAGGCCTCTCAAAGCTGAGTAGAAAACCATCACTTCTATCTATCTCTCTACCCTCGAAACGATACACTAAAGACCTAGCAAGCTTATCATGATACTGTAGCCACCTTGCACCCCTCATAGCCCCCATGCTCTGAATAAATGCAGTAGAGCCTATAAGGTCTAATAAAACTATAGCTAAGTATCTCTCAGTGTATTCCATTAGTATGCCCTAAAAAGTTTGTCTACTTGCTCTACCTACTCTGACTTTACGTTTATTATTAACAGAACCTGCCCCCCTTGCTCTAGGTGTATATTGTCTAGAGTCAGTTTGTAAATCATGCCAGCAGAACATGATGCAATCATATCTCAATGCATCAAGTGGGTCTTCACGCCCATCTTTCTTAGGCTGTTCTTTATTATCCCATGAGTAACTGAGCAAAGCTTTTCTAATGCTGTTGCCTCTGGCTCTCTCTCCTAAATCCCATACCTCTTTAGTGATGAGATAACGTTTAGAATCAAAGGCACGTTTAAGCCTCTGTATGCCATTGAGTATATCTACTCTTATAGGGTCTGATGTATTTCTAAGATGCATACCTAGGCCACCTTGAGCGATTGGCTTTCGCATTGCTCTAAAAGCACTCTGGCCTGTCTGATCATTGCGAGCCTTGCCCGCCTTGTCAGCTACTCCATCATCAAGCCATATCTTAGGCCCATTAGCTTGAGCTTTAAGCGAGCGAGGCCACGCCACTTTAAGTATCATCTCAGCTAGTTGGGCAGTAGTCACCTCAGCAGGATTTATCTCATGGCAGATAACAGATGCTTGTAAATCATCATCATAAGCCATAATTAATACTGATGGCTTTCTAAAGCCCCAGTCTATAGCTATACGCCCGCTCATGTTCTCTTGATACTGCCACTTCTCTATTATGTGCTTATGTGTAAACTCATTATAGATAAGGCCTGTGGGCGGGGCGGGCTTGTTCATTACCATGGCTTCACGCTCAGCCTCAGGTAACATCTTAGTAGCCTCGAACCATGCATCTGAGAGATTAGCTTGATTTACATAGCTAGTAAAAAGCAGAGGCTCAAAGCCTGCCTCCTCAGCCATGTTGCACCACCATGCATCTGCCACAGGCAAGCCCACTAAGATCATAATAGGACTAGGGCCACTTCTTAAACGCCCTAAAGCTTTATGCGCTACCTCGGCTGTTAATGTTTGACACTCATCTATTAAGCACACACCACTTGTTATATTCAAACCCTCTAAAGGATTATGGGTAGCTTCTCGAGTGCCTGGCCTAAAGTATGACCGACACCACACAGTAGAGCCTGTATGTGTATCTGTCCATAGTCTCAGAGTGTGATTATATACCCATCCTAATGGCTCTAACCATTTAGCTATTTCGGGCATGAGTACAGAATTATATCTAGAGTTAGTGTCAGTGATGAGCAGAGAGCTACACCCTGCACGCCATTTGCTCACAGTGAGTAAGCTAAATACTAATGCAGAGGTTTTACCTGAGCCCCATCCACATCTAGCAGATATAACCTCATTTTGATTAATGATTCTGCTGATGATGGATCTTTGCAATGTATTGAGCTGTATATGCATTTAGTTCTCATCAGACTGCTCATCATCAGATATGCCTTGCGCTTGTCTGATCATGTTTAAAACCTCTTGATGGCCATTGCTTTGATTAATAGTAACCTCAGTCTCTCGCTTAGCTGACCATCTATCTGGGAAGCGTCTTTCTAATAACCATGCATAAGCTCGCCAATCCATCTTAGACTCACCTAATGCCTTTATCTGAGCTATCTGCACAGCCTCTGCAAAGTCCTCAGCACTCTCTACATCTGCTTTGAATTGCTCATCATCTTTAAGCCAACTATAGAACGTGGTCTTACCTATGCCTGATTGACTTATTGCTGCTGCTTGGCTCATGCCCTGCCTAAGATTATCTAAAAGCCTCTCAACCTCAGCTACTGTTTTTTTAGACTTGCGCCCTGCGTTGCTCTTTTTGCTCATAATGTTCTCTCAATGCAAATAATAATGTTTTCTCTATATGATTATAAAGCTCAGCAGATTCTTTGGCTAGGTCTGACCCATGATTCTCTATAAGCTTTCTTCTTAGCTTAGCAAGTATCTCTAATGTATGCGTATTGATCGGTTCATTTATTTCAGTATTCATTAGTTAACCCAGTTCACTATACCTGATTTCGAGTAAGGTTTGCCTGTGTCTAAATTGATATAGCCCATCTCTGCTAACACTTTTGATATTTTAGCAGGATAAAAGCCACTTGCATCAAGCTCCTTAGCTAATAGCTTCGCTTTAGCAAGCGCCACAGGCTGAATGCCTTGTAACCATTGATTCAGTGTATAAAGGCCAAAAGGTTTATTAGTTCTAAAATTGATATAACCCTCTGCCTCTAAAACTAAAACAATATGTTTGATCTTATAGCCCTGCTCTCTAAGTCTAATGGCCTCACATCTAGCTTTAGTATCATTATCATTTTCTATATTCAGATCTGATAGCCTGCGTTGAATCATCCCAGGAGTCCAAGGCCTTAGAGTTTTTGGGTTATAATAGCCCATATCAGCTAGCTGTTTAATAATGTCTTTATTAGTATGGCCTATCTTCTTTAGCTCAATAGCTTTTTTAATTGCATCAGCTTGTACTGTATTCATTTAAACCATGCCTCCATAGAATGAGGATAGAGCTCTACTAGTTCATCTTTAATAAATTGCGCTATCACTTGAGCCTCTGGCTGTGCATGCTCTGAGTCTCTAAGCTTAATAAACTTAACCCAATTTAATAAGTTACCTGTCATATAAAAAGAGGTGTGCATGCACTGAGGTAACACAGCCCTTGCTTGCTCTCTAGATACACCCTCATCTAGCAGCTCTTGATATAATGCATGGGCATCACAAACCATATTCTCATAGATCTGCATTAACTCATCTGAGTTATCTATCACACCATCAGAACACTGCAGGTTTTTCTTAGCCTGTGCTCTAAATTGAGTAGGTGCCCAGAACTCTAAATCAGATGATGTATAGCGCCTACTTATTTCATTATAGCTAAATGTTCGATGCCTCATGATCTGCCTTGCAATAAACAAAGGGCACTTAATCATAAATGTAGCTGTGCAATGCTCAAACGGTGAGGTATGCCCATGATCAGCTAAGTAGTTAATAAGTTTTATATCTTTTCTAGGGTCTGACTCTTGAGGCCTATCTATAGCTTTTTTTAATTGCAGATGATCTGGGTGTTTAGGGTTTGATAGAATCTTGTGTAAAGTAGATCTTGATAAAATCATTTTATCTGCTGTATCTTGTACAGTTAAACCTGTTTTTCTCAGTTTGTAGATTTTGAGTAAATTTCTTGGGTTTATTCTAGCGATTGGTCTACCTACTTTTGATATGCTTTTTGTATTTTCCCAATGCTCTGCTAACTCATTTACCCAACTATTATATTTACTAACATCATCTTGATTAAATGATACTCTGGCAGCATTAACTACTGAAAGATCTGTGCCCATCGAATCAATAAGCTCGCATTTAGTATCTGTAAACATCATTTCACCGCCTTTAGTAGATCTTGAACTTTTATATCTAGCAGGTTTTCGATCTGCTTAATCCTATTCTTTAATTTAGCAATGTCCTCTTTTTGCTTTTCTACTACATCAAGTAAGACCACTAAAGCCTCTGCATCACTGTTTTTAGATTCATGAGTTGAGAGTGTACTTTGATCGGTTGGCATTATAGAGAACAAACCTAAATCATCATATTCTACACCTGCTTTAATCTCAGCTTGCACTGTTGAAAAAGCATCTTGCCTAGCTTGCTGTATAAGCTTTCTATCAAGATGATACAGAGCAAGGCCCCTTAGTGATGTATATCTTAAACCACGTAACGGTTTAATTTCTTGCACCCATTGAGTCAAGACTTGCATATCTAGAGTAGATGTAGGCTGATAATATAAACTGTCTGGCTTTGGCTTAACCCTCCTATAGTTCTCAAGATAGAGCACACGTAGGCGCTCAATATATGGCTCAAGAGATAAAAACAAGCTTCTTTTAGGTGGTAAATAGCCTGATAACTCAGATACATATTGTACGGTTTTAAAATGCACACCGCTCTTTTTTAAATACTCTGCTATTTCCCCAGTAGTGTATTGAGCTCTGTGCTCTATCAGCCAATCACTTAGATTCGGTATATCTTTTAGCTCATCTCCAATCTTGAAATTTAAAGTTTGAATGTTAAAGGGTTTACGTGTTAGTTTACTCATGTTCATTTGCTCCTAAGGGTCTGTCTGTGTAAGGCTTTGCATGGGCAGGCCTTTAGTTGTTTATCGCCATGGCTCCTATATTTTTTTAATGCAAGCCATTGTTATTTAATAGTAGGGAGTTTGCTACTCCTCTATAGTTATTTTCGCTTATATCCATAGCTGTAAGACAAGTTAGATTTTCTGAACGATCAGACCAAATCTTTAAAGCGTCTTCGTAAATAACAGGTAATATAAAAAGCTCATCATTAGTCATTAGCACAAATGAAAACTTAGGAGTTTTATAAGGGCTTGTGATAGCAACCACTTTATTAAAGTCCAATGTATCAAAGTTAATTTCTACTTTTTCAACACTTGCATTAACTAAGTTAGAACTTGATTTATTCTTCTTAGCTTTATATTTTTTATTAGATAATTTATATTTATTTAATTTTATTTTTTTCATTATTTTTCTCTTTATCGCCATGGCTCTTTATTAGGTATTGGGTAGCTCCAAGGGTTAGAGGGCTCTACAGTAGTTTGATCAGGTGCTATGGGCTCAGATGATGGGTGCATAGTCTGTGCCTGATCTTTAGTTAGCACTCTAAATACATCTGCCTTGACTTCCCATAATCTACGCCCCTCATGTTCATAAGAGACAAGCTTACCCTCAACAAAAACTAGCTTACCTTTTCTGCATCTTTCTATAGCTCTCTCAGCAGTGAGCCCCCAAACTTTGATGTTATGCCACTCAGTCTCCTTAACCCACTCACCTGCATTGTTTTTATAATTGCTAGATGTGGCTAATGTAAAGCGTGCAAACTTACTGCTCTGAGTCTGCTTTAGCTCTGCATCTTTGCCCACATTGCCTATCAGTGTGATCTTGTTTATCATGTTCTCTTATGCGCCTTTTAATGTCTAATATGCGTTGTGCGAAATGATTAGCACTTTCCGCTGCTCTGGGTAGATGCCTCTGTGAGTTCCAAAAGTTGTAATAAACTTGGCACTGAGTTAGGCTCATCTCTAGTTTTTCTAGCTCTGTTAAC